CCCCTGCAGGGGGTCCGAAACGGAGCGTCTTGCTAATGCTCCGAGGCAACATGATCCATTATGTTGCCGTCGCGCGACGTTCAGTGAAATACCCGAGCGTCTGTATCTCAGCACAGGGGGATGGCCTTGAGAACCACCCCTCTGGCGCGACTTGCCACCTCTATCACCAACTACTCTAAGGAGAACCACGTATGACCAATGTGAAAAAGGGCAGTGCAGCGCGAGTTCGCACTCGCGACACTCTGCGGCCTTCTGGTCGGTTTGGCAGTTGGGCCTCTGGCCCTGCAGCCAATTCTTCGAACCAGTCACTTTACTTGTCGCCCCTCGGGGCGCAAGAGGTCATGTCGGACGTGGTCCAGACGAGCTTTGAAGCCCGTCGCTCCTCCGGTGAAGTGATGTTTAATCCCATGCAGCAAACGAGACTGATCGTAACATCGTCGAGCGTGAGCCCGATAACAGTACAGATCAGCCCTCCAAACCTCGTGGGACAGAGGTATGGGTACAATGGCGACTACCTGCTCGCAAGAGTGGGTGGTAGTTTTTCAACAGACCCACAGAGGGTGACTTATGGGTTAATCCCCAAAAAGTTAACAAACCTCCCTGTTGGGCGCGCCATTGCCGAAGCATGTACTAAGGCCATACGTCCTCCGTCTGAGGCCAGTCTGCTTGTATCATTAGCAGAGATGGACAAAACGGGGCGTCTGGTTCCCGATCTCTTGCGAAACTGGAGCACCTTATTTCAACGTCTGAATCAAGACGTAAGGATAACCCGTCATTTGACGGAGCTCCAATCAGCAAAGCGGCTTAGTACGCGGAACCTAGCAGCTCTAGAGCGCACAGTCACAGAAACGTGGCTATCAATGCGCTTCGGCGTGCGTCCGCTTATTATGGACACACTAGGTGTACTCAAAGCAATGAATGGGTCCTACGACTCTGAGGAAGCTGTCCGACTAACAAGTCGGGGTAAAGCCGACGTCGCAGAGAGCGACGTGCAGAGCGTAGAGTGGTACGATGGGCCTTCCTATCGCGATTATGTGACGATCAGCAGGCATCACAGCCTGAAGGTTCGAGCGATGTCGCTATGGGAGGTAAGGATGGATATGCTCCGAAATGCTGGAGTATCCCTGTCCGCTGTGCCAGAGGCTATTATAGATCTGGTTAAGTTCTCCTTCGTATTAAACTGGGTGATAAATGTGAATGACTTCTTCGCAGCACTCGGTGCCCTGGCTGACCCGGCTCTACATAACCTTGGTGGCTGCTACGTGGTTGAAGAAACAATTCAATCCATTTGGCAATGTACCGGTAGTATGTATCCGAGTACCACTTATGCGGTTGAAAGACCGTGTAGTGGGATCGTTCAGGCAACGCTCGTTGAAAAACGTCGTACGCCTGCTCAGCTAAATCAGCAGATGAAGTTAGTCGTTCGTGCGGATCCCATGAAGTTTACAAGGGATCTACGTCTCTTAGACGCAGTAGCGTTATTGAGACAGCAGCTGCGCGGGCGCAACGTGCGGGGCTTAGCCAAAGTTTTAGGCTAGGTTTCTTGCTTCTCCTTTCTCCCCTTTTGATGAGGAATTAAAGATGGCTCTTGCAGTCAACGCGAAATCGTATGTCGCCGATGGGTGGGATACGAACTCTGTCCGCTTCCAAGGTCCCCTGCACTCCACTTCGGTGGTGGACAGGATCCTGCAGAAGATCACTCCTGCCAAGCCCACGGCTCTCTTCAGCGGACTTGTCCGCTTCCAAGTGAAGCTTACGCGGACTCACACCCTCACGGGTGCAAAGACCGCTACGGGCAACAGCACGGTGGACGTCAACATTGCGCGTCCCGTTGGCATCTCTGATGCTGATACCGACGCGCTTGTTGCAGACCTGGGTGCCTATATCGCCTCTGCGGCGTTTAAGGCTGCCCTCAAGTCCAGTCAGCCAAACGGTTAATACCGTGGAACTGGTCGACGCATATGCGTTGGTGCTTGACGAACTGAGTAACATACTCACGTTCGCCGTAGCGCTGGCTATCGCCATTGTTGTTTCTTTACGGCGGTAGGTCTGCTTCAACAACCCGGTCATTCGTTAGGAGACCACTATGAAACACAAAAACAAGCGTGTCGTCACGGGTTTACTCCCACTAGCCTATTCGGCCAAAGACGAAAGTAGCGAGCTGTTCTGCCATATAAAGCAGTTTAATGAAGCTCATAGGGGGCGAGGTCTTAAAGCTTTACGATCTCTCCTTTCTAATGTTGTGAATGTCCCCGGGTGGGACGCCGCGAAGCCAATTTATGCCTTGGTGAATTCCGAGGCCCCTGAAGGGGCTGTGCGTATCGCCCGTGAGTTGCTGTCACAGTCGTACGACAGCTATGATGAGCAAATCATCAACTCGCAAATCGCAGCATTCGTGAAGAAATATCCGTTCGACGGTAGTGACTCGGTCTGCACTCGTAACGCCATGGCAAAGTTCCGCCGTGGCGAGAGGCGCAACCGGCATCTAAATGCGCTTTTATGGCGCCGCCGTGTTCGGACTGAAGGTGGTAGGTCTCATCCAACCGATATGCCGTATAACATAAACGTTAGCGGCTCATCAGGGATTGGCCTCGATCCAAGCGCCCACGTGGCGCGCATGCGAGATTACATCAAACGTGTTATTGGTGAAGAACCCTCCTTCAAGGAAATATTTAGCGAATGTCGATGGGGACCGGGAGCCGCAGTTGGTGTGAGCGGGCAGTTTACAAACTTTGCCAGGAAACTCTTGGCTGAAGAATGGACTGTCACGCCCGCTGCAATTCCTTACGTACTAACCGCTGCTAAGAGGTACCCGATGTTCTGGGAACTTCTCGGGCTGACTAAGACTTATGAGGTCAGTCATAACTCCAGTTTTGTGCCCCATCCTGAGATGTTAGACAGGAGGGAGTACATATGCGTTGATCCCGTCGAATTCGACAGGCGCATGCTGGCGCGGATGGTAGTCGTACAATATAACAAAATCGCACTTGTACCCAAAGATGCCGATTGTCACCGCACAATTGCATCTGAGCCTCTCATGAACCAGTTCCTACAGCTTGCTGTGGATGCGTTCATGAAGAACTGCCTGAGGTTGTTCGGAATTAACCTCTCCGATCAGTCAGTGAACCAGATAAAAGCCCGTGAGGGTTCTATTCTTGGATGGCTCAATAGCTATTGCACATTGGACCTGAAAAATGCGAGTGGAAGTATCTACACCGAACTGGTGCGTGAGCTTTATCCTCCTGGTTGGTTCACATTCCTCAATGCCATACGTGCACCTTCATGGTGCTATGATGGCGAGGAGCCCGTAAAATACCACGGGTTTGTGAGCATGGGCAATGGTTACTGTTTCCCACTTGAGACTTTAATATTCGCCTCGATATGTCATGCGGCACACAAATACACCGGAACCAAAAACGACTTTGTCGTCTATGGCGATGATATTATAGTGCGGCAGAATGAAGCCCTCGTAGTGCAAGAATATCTGCGCTACTTCGGGTTCGAGGTGAACACGGATAAGTCCTTTTTCTTTGGACCGTTTCGTGAGTCGTGTGGAACAGATTGGTACGATGGCAAGCCGGTTAGACCGGTATATCTGGACAGTCCTCTTGAAAGTTTCCAAGAGAGGATTCGTGCCCATAATGCGTTCGCACGGTTGCCCAATCATTGGGCTGAACTACTGGCACGTTCCTGTGCCTCGTGGTTTCCCTCCTTTGCTAACAAGTTTGTCCGTCCTCTCGAGGACATGACAGATGAAGCGATAGATGGCCGTCATAACACGCTACCCGACCCATGGCACATGCGATGCACAACGTATCGTACACCGGCCTGGTATGGGGTCCTGTTCAGTGCAATACCGGACAAGGACATTGGGCGGCACGCAGACTTCCGCGTAGCCTACAGATATGCGTCACTCTCGGGAGGCAAATCCGAGGTGCCGTTTGCTATGCGTCGTGAGACGCTGTTGCGCGTGGGACGCTTCACCCACGGTGGTGGTAGCTCGCAAGAGCTACCGCACGAGGCAGGCCTATGTGATATAGCCCTGAAGCGCCAACGTCCTTCGATCAGGTTATCGGTCACCGGATGGGGTTCCTCAAACCTCTGGTAGCGTGGCGGGTTCGCCCCACATGCTACCAGTTGTAGGGTGGCGACCTTAACAGGT